ATAATGATGCTTATAGGTAATGTTAAGCCCCCCGTGCCGATTGCGAAAGTTCCTGGCAGCCCTTTACACTTTCTCAAATCACGTGAAGGGAGGAAGTCAGATGTCGCTTGAGACAGCAGCCGGATCCATCGCCCAGTTCGCATCCTATATCGATGAATTGTCCCTGGAGGATATAGGCCCGCAGTACCTGCGGGAGGCAAAGCAGAGGCTACGGGCGTTCATGGCCTTCCTGGACGGGCAGCCGCCGTCAGCCTACCTGGGGAAAAAGTTCTTAGCCCTGCTTCGTGACAGCGGTTATGCATCGGCATCGGTGGAGGCGTACTACTTCGCTATTAAGCCTTTCATGAAGTATATCGGTATTGAGCTCAAGGTGTCCCTCAAAAGACGGCGCCGGATACCGAATTATCACTCGAGTGACCAGGTACGCTCGATGCTGGCCGTCATCGCCCGGCGCACCGATAAGTGGGCGAAAATAAAGCAGCGCGACACTCTCATAATCCTGATGCTCGCTTTCACAGGTTTGAGGAAGTCAGAGCTTTTGAGGCTGCGGCCCTGTGACATAGAGGGCGGCTTCATTCACGTCAAGCAAGGTAAGGGGAGCAAGGACAGAGTTATACCTATGGCCAAGCACCTGGTTAAGCCCTTAAAGGCCTATATCCGTGAGCAGAGGATCAGCTCCGCCGACAGGCTTTTCTCGATAAAGGAGAAGGAGTGCTACAACATTGTTAAGAAGTACGCGGTGGCTGCCGGCATCCATGACCTGTCACCACATACCTTGCGCCATTTTTTTGCTACCGCCCTGGTAGAGCACGGCGCCCAGCTCAAGGCGGTCCAGGAGCTCCTCGGCCATGAAAACATTCAGACCACTGCTATATACCTGGATGTCGTTCCTCAACACCTCAAAGGCTCAATCGGCCTGCTCGACAAGCGCTTAAGTCCAAGCTTAAGCGTTAACAATATCTCTAGAAGCGTTAATAGAAGTAGAAGTAAAAGCTTAAGCATAAGTTTAAGCAGTAAAGGGGGAACTCTATGTGGCTCAAGATCAAAGAGGGAGAGACCATCATTGCCACTATCGACTTCACTTCAGTCAAGAGCGTCACCAAGCACTGGACCGGGCAGCGAAGCGAATTGTGCCTCGGGGGTGTCGGGGGAGGTTGCCCCCACTGCCTGGCCCGCATCCCGAAGAGGTGGCGGTACCAGGCCAGGCTTATCGTCAATGGAAACGCTACCGAGTGGGAGTTCGGAGAGAGAGTCATGAACCAGCTGAAGGATATACAGCATACCATTAACTTTGCGCATATTAGTATCACCAGGATCGGTGATAGTCGGAACACTGACTACCGGGTTTCGCAGAGAGAGCCAGTTTCAACAGACCCGGATATTCACGCACTGGCCAACGAAAAATACATCAGGGGGGAATATGGTCACATTGTCAGACGCTAAAACCAAGAAGGAAAAAGGCTACCACATCAGGAATTTTGACTCGAAGGCCCGGCGCCTGGCCAAGGCGGGAGCGACAGTGGCCGGCGTCCCTATCGGGGCATGGATATCCCAGGCGGTCGAGGAGAAGTTCGCCCGGGACATTAGCAAAGGAGGTGTTCAGCAATGAAAAAAGTCGAGATCTTGCTCCCAGACATTACCAACCTGTCAACGAGAACGAAGTTCGATGATCAGGGCCAGGTAACCACTATCAAGTTTGACACCAAGGTTCACCCAGGGGTGCTCGCTCGCATTCTCAACCTGCAGCGCCAGGGAGCTCCATTACTGGCGATAATCGGCTCCCCCCAGGCATCCATGGACCTGTATGTCCAGGAGGAGCGAGCCGGCGAGCTCACAGACCCCAAAAGTGAGGTGCAGTCATGACCGCTAAGTTAAAGGTACTACGAGTAGCTATAGAAAGTCAACAGTATGACCTCGCCGCTCATGCCCTTGTATTCGGCATGGTGAAAGCGAAGGTACAGGAGAATCAAAAGAATGGCAAAAAGGGGAGCACCCCCAGGGAATCAAAACGCCCGTAAGCACGGCTTTTATAGCCGGGCGCTGACCGAGGCGGAGCAGCTCGAGATGGAGGAAGCTGTCTACGTGGACGGCATCGACCAGGAGATCGCCTTACTCCGGATAAAGCTTAGAGAGCTAATTGAAAACTCGCCTGACCGCATCGACCTTCACCTCGAGGCAGCCAACACCATCGCCCGCTTGATCAGGACCCGGTACCAAATTACCAAAGAGCAAAAGCAGTCATTGAAGGAAGCTATCCATAAAGTATTGACCGACGTCGCCGTGCCCCTGGGCATCGGCATAGGTATAGGTGCAGCACGGAAATGAAACCCGAAAAGAGGCAGCTCAGACCATATCAACTCGAAGTTGCCAGGGCCGTCGTTGACAGCATCCAGGGCAGCAAAGGGTTTACTTTTTCCGTGGAGATCGCCCGACAGGGGGGCAAGAACGAGCTCTCCGCCTTCCTTGAAGTAGGACTCCTAACTGCAAACATATCCCTCGGCGGCACCATCGTCAAATGTTCCCCTACCTTCAAGCCCCAGACGGTCATCTCGATCGCCAGGCTCAAGGAGAGGTTGAGCGAGTTCGGTTATGAAAGCATCTACCGAACGGAGATGGGCTACATCGTTTGCCTCGGAGCCGCCCGGGCAGTATTCCTTTCAGCCGAGGAGCATGCTTCTGTCGTCGGCCACACCGCCGATATCCTTCTCGAAATCGACGAGTCCCAGGACGTCAGCAAGGAGAAGTACACCAAGGAGTTTCGCCCTATGGGCTCGTCAACAAATGTCACCACCGTTCACTACGGGACTACCTGGGACGATGCAACCCTGCTGGAGGAAGTTAAGCAGCTCAACCTTGAGCTCGAGCGGAAGGACGGCATCAAGCGACACTTCCGCTACGACTGGCAGGAAGTAGCCAGGCACAACCCCGACTACAAAGCTTACGTGGAGGAAGAGCGCACCAGGTTGGGCCAGGACCATCCCCTCTTTCGCACCCAGTACCTTCTCCTGCCCATCAAGGGAGGGGGGGGATTCCTGACCAGGCAGCAAATCGTGGGCATGCTCGGCGCTCACCTCAGGCTGAAAGAGCCCGAGGACGGCAAGGCCTATATCGCCGGCATTGATCTGGCCGGGGAGAGGGAGGAGACAAAAGAGGAATCCCTTATCGCCAGCCGGCAGAAACTGGACTCGACCGTCATCACCATCGCAGAAGTTGACACTGTCCAGCGGGCCAGCTCCACCCTGGTCGAGCCCGTCCTCAAGGTTGTCGAGCATTACCACTGGACAGGGACGCCGCATAGTCAGCTTTATAGCCAGATGGTAGAGACTCTCAGGAAGTGGAGATGTCAGCGGATCCTGGTGGATGCCACCGGAATCGGACAGCCCGTGGTCAGTTTTTTGAGGAAGGAGCTCGGGTCCCGGGTTGTTCCCTTCACATTCACACAGAAAAGTAAAAGTGACATGGGATTTGAGTTGTTGTCGTTTGTCAACAGTGGCCGGCTGAGACTCTATAAGAAGGACGGCTCGCAGGCGTACCAGGAGCTCATGCAGCAGATCGAAAGAGCCCGGTCGCAGTACCGGCCCAACCAGACCATGAACTTCTACGTCGTTCCTTCCGAAGGACACGACGACTTCCTGATGAGCCTGGCCCTAACAGCCGAGGCCGCCAGGGACTTTAGTCCCAGGGCAGCAAAAGGAGGCTTGAGAGATGACTGATTTCAATCCGTCCCAGTTAGCCCGGATGGACGCCGCCCGTTTAGCAACCTACCGCACCAACCTCGATTTTTACCAGGGCAGCCAGTGGCCGACCACATCACGGCACCGCCAGCTCGTCTTCAACTACACCAAGGTCTCTGTAGATAAGATTACCAGCTTTTTGATGCAGGGTCTCAATTTTGCCTGTTATCCTGGCGAAGGCACCGACGAGCTGAAGGCCAGGGTACTCAGTGCTGAGCGGTTACTTCGCCAGGTCTATGAGGAAAACAACCTGCAGGAGCTCGATTATGAGACGGAGATCGACGCCGCCGTCCTGGGCGACGGCTGCTATAAGGTGATATGGGATACTGATGAGAAGCGTATCCGCATAACCGCTCCCGACGTGTCGGGCATTTACGCCTGGTGGCTCGGTGATGACACTTCCAGGGTATGGCGGGTAGCTTCGAGATATACGCTTACCCAGGATGAGGCCCAGCTTCTTTATGGCCGGGCCATCGAGAAGAAGTCCGCCACCATCGCTGAAGTCTGGACAGCTAAGACCTTTGACCTCTTCCTGGATACCGACCTTATAGAGTCCAAGCCTAATCCGTATGGCTTTATTCCTTTTATCATCTTCCCCAACCTCCGTGAGCCCAAGAAGTTCTGGGGCACATCTGACATACCTTCCCTTATCCAGCCCCAGCGGGAGCTAAACCGGGCTCTGAGTCAGCTATCCCGCATCCTGGAGCTGTCGGGAAATCCCATCGCCGTCCTGGAGAACATCGCATCGGCCGAGGACATCAAGGTCCAGCCGGGCGCATTGTGGACGATACCGGAGGACGCCAAGGCTTATCTTCTGGATCTGCTGCAGGGGGGAGGAGTCAGGCTGCATGTTGACTATATCGATTTACTCTACCGGGCATTGCACGACGTCTCCGAGACTCCCCGGGCCGCCTGGGGAGGTATTGAGAAGGAGCTATCGGGTGCAGCTCTGAATATCGAGCTTGGTAGCCTCATTCAGAAGGTCACCAGGAAGCGGACTATAAGGACCAACGCTTATCACCGGCGGAACGAACTCATACTTAAGCTAGCTGAGAAATATATGAACGAAAACTTCGACGGAACAAATCATCGCGTAGTTTGGGGGCCGATATTGCCGGAAGATAAAGCCCGCCAGGCTCAGAATGAGCAGTTGCTCGTCCAGGCCGGCGTCCACAGTCGTAGAACGGCCATGGACGAGATGGGGATCCAGGACCCCGACGAGGAGTTCGATAGGTGGTTGCAGGAGAGGACAAAGATCCTGGAAATGAACCAGGAGTTTAGGGCATCGTCCACACGCGGCGGAGCGAGAGAGAGAGCGACAGCCGCAGAAATGGAAGTGCCTGAGTAATAACTCACAAGGAGTAATTTATGTCAGAAGAAAATGGAGAAACCAAAGAAACTCAAGAAACCCCGGATACTCCGGAGAATCCCAACGAGGTCTCCGCCCCCGAGGACCTGGAGGCCATCAAGACCCAGCTCGAGGAGGAGAAGAAGGCTAAGGCCGCCGCTGAGGCAGGCCTGGCCGAGAAGGACGCACGCATCGCCGATCTCGAAGCTAAAACTGCCGAAATGCAGTCTCTCCTTGACGACGGTTTAAGGAATATGGCTGCCCTCGAAGACACTAAGTCCCGTCTGATGGAGAAATACCTCGGCGCCATCAGGTCCGCAAATCCCACCATTCCCCAGGACATCATAGCCGGCGACACCATCGAGGACATAGACGCTTCGCTCGCCAAAGCCACCGCCATCGCCGAGTCCGTCAAGGCCAACCTCGAAGCCCAGGCTAGGGAGACCAGGGTCCCCGCGGGAGCGCCCACCAGGACGGAGATCTCCGTGGAGGGCTTGTCACCCAGGGAGAAGATCGCCGCTGGAATCCAGCAAAAAGGAGGGGGGCAGTAACGCAATAAACTCAATAAACCCAATGAACCCAACAAACTCAGAAGGAGGAACTAGTTAAATATGAGTATATCTTTAACAGAAGCAAGCAAGCTCTCGACCGATATCCTGCTTAAGGGAATCATCGAGACCATTGTCAAGGACAGCCCCATCTTGCAGGAGCTGCCCTTCATTCAGATCGTGGGCAATAGCCTGAAGTATAACCGTGAGAAGACTTTGCCCACCGTGGCCTGGTATGACCCGGTCACCGATACCTGGACCACCTCGGAGCCCGAGTTCGAGCAGTGTTCGGCCAGCCTATGCATCCTCGGCGGAGACGCCGACGTCGACAACTTCCTCAAGTCGACCCGCTCTAACATCCAGGACCTGGAGGCAGCCGTCATCGAGCAGAAGGCCAAGGCTTTGAGGAACGAGTTCGAAAATGTCTTCCTGAACGGCGACTCGGGCGTCAATGCCAAGCAGCCGGACGGCCTGTATAAGACCATGAAGGGAACCGCCTGGGTCGCCAGCACCGCCTATTCCCTGGGAGATGTCGTTGTCCCCACTGCCGGCCTGGAGAACGGCTTTCGCTATGAATGTACCACCGCCGGCACTTCGGATACCTCCGAGCCCACCTGGCCCACCGCTGAGGGCGAGACCGTGGATGACAACACCGCCACCTGGACCTGTTGGCTCGGCAACCATCTCGGCTCCGGCGCCAATGGCGCCACCCTGGCCCTCACCAAAATCGACCAGCTCATCGACCTTGTCCGGGGCGGCAAGCCTGATTTGCTCTTGATGAGCAGGCGGTCCCGCAGGAAGATCGCAGCGCTGGCCAGGGCCGCCGGCAGTAACCTTCAGGTCGGTCAGGGCAAGCTCGGAGAGTTTGTCGAGCTCTACAACGGCATTCCCGTCGCCATCTCCGACTGGGTCAAGGACAACTATACCGTGGGCACATCCACTGATTGTTCCGCCATCTTCGCCTTCCAGGTGGGAGAGGGCGCCGTCTGCGGCCTTTCCAGCCCCGAGATGATTCAGGTCGAGCGTCTCGGGTCCCTGGAGACCAAGGACGCCAGCCGGACCCGGGTGAAATGGTATGTCAGCCTGGCCGACTTTTCCATCGTCAAGTGCGCCATGCTTACAGGAGTGCGTGACTAATGAGGGACCGGCTTGCCAGGGCTCGCCACCCTGGCAGGTATTTCTACCTCCTCCATAACTCCTTTCTTGACCGGGGGAGGGAGTGGCACCTCCCTCCCTTCCCCGGAACGAGGTGAAGTATGAATCTAGTCGAAATGAGAGCCCGGGTCCGGGAGGACCTGCAGGACACCGATAGTCAGAACTATCGCTGGACCGACGACGAGGTTGACGGTGCCATCGATAGGGTCGTCACGGAGTACTCCCTCCACGCACCCATTGAGCAGCAGGACGATGTCGCTACCACCGCCGGTGCCACCGAGCTCGATATCTCCTCTTTGACAGGCCTGCTTGAAGTCGTGTCTGTCGAGTTTCCCATCGGCCATAGTCCTAAGTATCACCAGCGCACCGAGTATTGGGCCGGCCATCTCTACATGGAGGATGAGGGCAATGAAGATGACGCCAGAGTCAGATGGCTTAAAAAACACACCCTGGCCGCCGGCTCCACCACCATCCCAACCGAGCATGACGAGATTATAGTCCTCGGCGCCACAGGCTACCTGGCCTTATCCGCCTCGGCCTACACAGTGGATAGAGCCAGCATTGCCGGGAGGCACGCCACTATTAATTTCAAAGCCTGGGGAAAGGAGCGCCTGGACCGCTACGATAGGAAGCTTAAAGCCATAAGCCGCAGCTCTAGAGTCGTCCCTCATCAGCTCTATATTGAAGATGATTGAAGTCGGGATCCTTAAGAACTTCGACAGCGGGACCTATAAGGCGGGCGTGCAGCTCGCAGGGTCCCTCACTACCTACTTCGACGATGTCACCGTGGCCAAAAATATCCAGGTCGACGCCATGGTCCCTGGCAATTACGTCATCGTAGCCATCCCGGGCGGCAACCCCAAGGACGCTTGCGTCATCGCCGCCTGGCCTGCCGGTGGTGCTCCAGTAGCCTCGGATCCTCCGGAAGACCAGAAGCCGGTACTTAACATTTACTATAAACCGAGCACGGAAAAGCTAGTCGTGCAATACAAAGGA